ATTGAGTACAGCACCAAAACTGGTGAAGCCATTGTCAAGAAGGTCAATGAACTTGGTGAGCCAGTTGCAATTTATGACTCAAAAGGCAATGCACTTCCCTTTGATGAATATTTAAGCAAATACGGCGGTAGTGTTTCTCAGTTTAGTGAGTCACTTGGCGGCATGAAAGCCAAGCAGCAGCTTGAATCAAACATCAAAGAAGACCAAAAGGCTTTTGAGCGCAATAGTGCTTGGGAGCAACGATTGGCTGCCGACCAACCTGCATATGTTGCCAAGCGCCAAGCATGGGAAGCTTTGTTTGATTCTGGCCTGACCAAAGAAGAACGTGCTGAAATTGCCAGCGCAAGCGGCGCAACTCTTAGTTTTGCAAGAAGTTTGCAAGATGGCTTGAATGCGTTTGATCAGTTCAGCAAAGGCAATGCAACAGACTTAAGCGCACAAAGGCGTGAAGCTCTTGGCGCTGCACTCAGAAGTGCTGGCGAACAAGCCAACATTCCTGGCTTGACATTAAATGCGGACAACACCGTAACTGATGCAAACAATAAAAAGTACAACGCCAACGCTTTAGAAAGCGTTATGAAGAATTTCAACATTGGCAAACAACTTGACATTGCGTATCAGCAAACACAAGCCAATCTTGCTGAATCAAAGATTGTCAAAAAATTAACCAACGATCAATTCAAGCTTTTGCAAAGTGCCTTGAGCATTGACCAACAGATTGAACGTGATAACGCTGAGTTGACAAAGAATGTTGGTACACCAAGTTTCTTGCGTATGCCATCTGCCGCCAACATCACTGATCAAGCTGCTCGACCAATCGTCCAAGCTTTGCAAGGAGAGTTCAATGCTGCCGCCATTAAAGAATTTCAAATGTGGCGCAAAAATGAAGTTGCACGTAACGAAAAAATTGATTCATCTTATGTTCCACGACCCAATGAGTTGGAGGCTGCGTTTACACGCACAGAGGCATACAAAAAACTTCAGCGTGATTTCCGAGATGAATCTGTTCGTGTTTTGAGTCGCCCATACAAAGAAGGCGCACCTGCTGGTGGTGGCCCTGGCTTTGGCACTATTGGCGAAGAACAATTCAAGAGCATGGACAAGGGTGTTCCAGCACCCGCAAGCCCTGTTGGTCAAGGCATGAAAGACATTAATGCTGCCCAACAAGCTGAAAAAAGACAAAAAGCTCTTGATAAAGCCGCAAAGAACAATCCCCTTAAGTGAGGCATAAATGGCAGACAAATACAGCCGAGCAAAGTACATAGATGATCTGGTGTCATCTGGCGAGTTCTCTTACGAGGAAGCCAAAAAGTTTGCTGACGAATACGAGCGTGGCGCACCTACAAAAGTAGAGAAGCCTGAGTCTGCCGCCATCTCCGAGCCATCCCCAGCCGATGTGCAAGCTGGTTTGCAAGAGATGAAAACAGAGCGTGAGAAGCAAGAAGACATGACGTTTGGCGAGAAGGCTGCAATTGGTGCTGGCGGCGTTGCGGCTGGCGGTGCTGCCACTTACTTGCTCACCAAAAAACCTGGGATCAAAGACCGCATGATTGGTGACACAGCTCGCATTGAGCCAAAGATGGATGTCAACCAGCAAGGTCCTAAAGAGCCAACCTTTGCTCCTGAAAAGCCAACCCCACTGACAAAAGCTGCCAGCCTTGCTGAACAGTTCCAAGCTGAATACGGCATCCCATTGTCAGAAGTTGAGCAACACTACCAAGTGCCAATCAAAGACATGCAAGAGGCACGTTTGCTGGGTGGCGCATACAAGGCCAACATTGCCCCAGCCACACCCGCTGGCGTGATCCCATCGACAACCAACATGACCACTGCTGCGCCTATTGGTGTAGCCCCTCCAATGGCCATGCCAGAGCCAACCATCAGTGCTGCACCTGCACCTGCTGCCTGCCGCACCTGCGCCAGCCGCACCTGTAGTTGAAGTGCCTGTTGTGGCCGCTACAGAAGCTGACGTGCCAGCCACCATAGCTGCCAAACCATCCAAGGCTGATGTGCCTGAAGGTATGCGGGAGCAGTATGCCAAAGGGAAGAAAAATCCAATTGGACCTGGTGGCTACAACTGGCTTTATGGACAAGAAGGCGAACGTGCGCCAGCAACATGGGAAAACTTGTTTGGCAAAAAGAACGTGCCATACGAGGAAGCCAGAAACAAATATTTGGAATTCCAACTGTCTGGCCAAGAGCCTGGCCGTGGATTGAACGAATTGCCAAGAGGCGAGTTTGGCGGCTCAAACAAGAAGCCCAAGCTGATTCCTGACTACATCAAAGGCGGTGCAACGCTTGGTGGTTTAGGCATGGCTGCTGGTGGTAGCTTGGCCGCACTTGGCGTGATGGAAGCCATCAAGAAGGGCAAGAAGACTGGCGACTACACCGACCTTGGCCAGATTGCTCTGGACACTGTTGCTGGCGCAATCAACCCAGCTTTGTTGTTTGGCACTTACATGAGTGGTGCTGGCGAAGGCGAAGCTGAAGCTTTGGCCAAAGAGCGTTACAAAGAAAAGGTTGGCGGTGGTCGTGGAGTTGCTCCACCCTCACCTCGTTCACAAGTTGGTCGGAGATAATCATGGGTGAAATTGATCCTATCGCCTATGGCGTACTGACTGCCAAAGTCGAGAACTTAGAAAAGAAGCTGGACAAGCTGGAGTCTTCCATTGAAGAGTTGATTGCCTTGGTCAACAAAGGTAAAGGCGGTGTTTTGGTTGGCATGGCCATTGTGTCCGTCATCAGTTCGGTGGTCGGATACATCTCACACAACTTCCTCGGTAAGAGTTAAAAATTGACCCAATCAGCATCCTCTTTGCTGCCAATGCTTGCGTTGCCGCCATCAAGGAAGGATGTGAACTCTACAAGCAGGCAAAGACCTCTTTCATGGAGGTCAAGGCCACAGTTGACGAAGCTGTCGGCATTGCCAAAGAGGTCCACGGTTTCTGGGGCAAGCTTGCCAAGATGTTTGGCAGTGAGCCAGCACCAGTCACGCCCAAGCCTGTGGCGCAAAAGAAAAAGGAAAAGTTTGTTGCCGTTGATGAAACCAAAGTCATGGCAGATGTTGTCAGCCAGCTTACTGAGTTCTTCAGGCTTCAAGAGCAACTGGCTGCCCATATAAGGTCAGAGGAAGAGAAGAGCAAGAACGTATACGACCCCGATGCCAACCTGATGGAAGCCGCCCTGAAAAGGGTCATGGCTATGGACCAGATGGCTGCATTGGAAATCACAATCAGAGAGACTATGGTCTACCAGTCACCGCCTGAGATGGGTGCGCTGTATTCCAAAGTGTTTGACATGCGAGATGTCATCAAGGAAGAACAGGAGAACGCTAGGCTGAAACAAGAGGCAAAGGAAAGGGTAAAGCAATGGCAACGGCAGGAGGCAAAAAGAGACTTCCAAGCAAAGTCAGCATACCTGTTAGTAACTACGCTATTCCTCCTCTACCTTTGGATGTGGTTCCTGTTCGTAAATCAATTGGGGAAGACATAGTGGGCTGGATTGCTGCGTGTGTTTTGGTAGGCTTGATGCTTCCCTTGGGAGCCATGTTGTATTTGGACATCCTGGAAGCCAAGCACGAGGTCAAGGCGCAGGTAGAGAAGGTCGAACGATTAAGACGTGAACTGGAAAGGAAAGAACGTGACAAGAAGCCTGATACCTTTACTGATAATCCTATCTTTGACAGGGTGCGAAGACCGTTTTCGCTATCCCTGCCAAGATCCGAAAAACTGGGAAAGCGCTGAGTGCAAGCCGCCCATTTGCACAGCCACTGGCACATGCCCCGATATGCTCATTAAACCTGAACAGGAGAAAAAATAATGGCCAACCGCATGACCCCCGAAGAGATTGAAGCCCGTGTGTGGGCTTTTGTCATTGTTTCTTTGGTTGTGATCCTGCTGGGATCGATGGCCATGTTCTTGTACAGCGTCTCGTTTGTGACCCAACCGATGTCGGGCCTGGCCCCCATCGACAAGGTGTACACCCAGCAGATCTCCACCATCATGGTGTTTGTTTCTGGTGTCCTGGGGGGTGTTGCTGGCCGATCAGGCGTGAAGGCTGTGGCCAAGGCTGTGGCATCCGCAGAAGCCACCGACAACGATCCACCTGCCCCGCCCAAGCCCAGCACATGGGCTGGCCGACCACCCGCCCCAAGCTGGGTCAACAACCAGCCAAGCCCACCCAAGGCCAAGGCAGCTGACGATGACGAGCCAGCCTTCCGTGGAGCCAAAGAATGAGCTTGCTCAACCCTGCCGTCTGGTTGGGCTTCTTGCTGGCCATGGCTGCGGCTTTTGGGTCAGGCTACTACAAGGGGTCCACCGCTGAGAAAAATGCGCAGAAACTGGTTATTGCGCAATTCAATGCCGAAGCTCGGCAAAAAGAACAAGCACTTGTTGCCGCTGTCACCACCCAAGCCACTCAACTCGTAAAGGCAAACAATGAAGCCAAGGTTTTATTACAAAAGCGTAATGCTGCTATCGACACTGGCAGTCTCAAGCTGCGGATTCCTGTCAAAGCCCAGTGCCCCACCGTATCAGCCACCGCAGATGCCCAGTCTTCCAGCAGACCTGACACCGCAACCGCCGACCTTCAGCCAGAGATTGCTAGATCTCTTATCGCCATCACAGACGATGCCGACAACACCGCAAGACGGCTCAACGCTTGTATTGCCATCTACAATCAAGTCAGGGAAATGATCAACGAAAAGAAATAAAAAATGGGTGATAAGTTTGTTTGTATTGCAAATAGACTTTATATGCTTCTTCTGCCGAATCAAATCTACCTAATTGTTTTTTGACTTTATTGATTCGAATAGCTGCAACCCATTTTTTATACGTTTTACACCAATGAACCCCAGCAAATCCAGAAGTATTTTTGGAATTTGGTTTTTTTATATTTTGTTGATTTTCTTGAGCAGTTGCACATCTTAAATTGCAAATTCTGTTGTCATTTTTGATTCCATTTATGTGATCAATTTCATGGGTTGGATGTTTATCGTAAACATATAACCAAGCCAAACGATGAGCCAAATATTCTTTTTGATTTATGGTTATTCGCCAATATTTTTCTGAAGAAAAACAACCAGCAATTGTTCCAATTTTGTTTTTGTATCGAGACTTTTTCCAAGTAAAGATTCCTGTTTCTGGGTTGTAGTCCAGAATCTCACGCAAATAAGTAGAATCGAAATTGTTCACGCTGTTGTCCCTTCTAGACAATGGTTTGAAAAGTGGAGACAGGGACGGCAATCCCTGTTCTCTGCGCCATTTTATCCCTGAAAGGAAAACCATGAACGCTGAACAACTGGCCCACGCCCTGAACATGCCACCCGCCAAGGCTGAAGAATGGATCGAAGCGATCAACACTACGTTTGAGACATTTGGCATTGACACC